GGTTTGCTTGCGGTGAATGGATACGAGGGGTATTTCGCTTGATGGGCATAGAGCAGCTGGATTTGTTCGGAGCCCTGCAATCGCGCTGGCGCGCGGTCATTCGGTGGTCGTGGCGATCAGGGTCGCGCCTTGCTGCTTTCGATCCCGCGCCGAGTGGAGGTGAAGAACAGCTACGGGCGGCTCCTTTTCCGTGTCCCGCTGTTTTTTGTCGGGACCTATGATCTCAAACTGTGGCTGTCGCATGCGCTGAAGTGCATCGAAATCGACAAGGAACTGCTCGGCGGCCTTCGCATGACGAAGGACATCGCCGACGAGACCTATCTGGAGCAGATGACTGCTGAAGTGCTGGTTCCTCGCGAGCGGCGCGACGGCATGGTCGTCAAGGAATGGCACAAGATCAGGCCGCGCAACGAGGCGCTCGATCTCGCGGTTTACGCCCGGGCCGGCGCCTTTGGAGCGCATCCTAATGGCCTTGGCGTCGATCGTTTCGATCCTCGCAAATGGGCCGGCATCCTCTCAGAGAGGCACGCCGCATCCGATGTGCCGCCGGATTTGTTCGCGGAACCGTTGCCGAAAGAGGACGCGGCGCCGTCGGCCCTGAAGCCAGAAGCGCCCGCGCCGAAGCCGCGCAATACGCTGGCAGATTTGGCTCGTCGCCTTCATGGGAGTTGATACGTGAGCGAACACGCTGAACTTGCCGCCTATCTGACCGGGCTGGCCGCCAATGGCGATTTTCATCATGATCGCGTGCTACTGACGCGCGCCGCTGAATTGCTGCTGGCCGCCGATCCCGTTGAGGCGTCCGCGCCGGTGGAAGCGCCGGCGCCCGCCGCTGAACCTGCGCCAGAGGAGCCGGAAGCCGAAGGCGAGGCCGCCGCTGATTATGTCGAGGCTCCTGTCGATGGCGACTGACATCGATACGATCCGCCAATGGCTCGCCGAGGCTGAGCAGGCGCTGCACGAGGTGACCGTGAATGGCGGCGTCACGCGCCTTCGCCACGGTGAGAAGTGGACGGAATTCAGCCCGGCCACCATCGGCAATCTGCGCGCCTACATCAACGACCTGCGCGGCCAGCTTCGCGCGGCCGGCGATCTGACCGTTCAGGGCCGCCCGCGCGGCCGGAGAATTGCGTTCTAAATGACAGCCCCTGCGATCCTCGGCCCGACCGGCGATCCGTTGCCGCGCGCTCTCCCGGCGCGTCCGCGCGCGGGTGCGTCTGCTGCTGGCATGTTCGGTTGGGGCATGGGCCGCGCGTTTCATGGCGCGTCGCTGACCGATCCGGAACTTTCGACATGGTCGGCGTGGAACCCGGCGCCGCAAGTCGCCATCGCCGCCGACCGCAACATCCTGTCGGCGCGCATCCACGACCTCGCGCGAAACGACGGCTGGGCCTCGGGCGGCGTGGCGCGCATCGTCGACGCGGTTATCGGCGCGAGCTGGCGGCTTTCGTCCAAGCCCAACGCGCGCGCTCTTGGCATAGATCCCGACGCGGCGGCGGAACTTGCCGACCAAATCGAGGCAAAATTCAAACTTTGGGCCGAATGCGTCGACTTCACTTGCGATGCGGGCGGCCAGATGAACTTCGGCGGCATCCTGGCGCTGGCGTTCCGGCATCGGATTTGGGACGGCGAGGCGCTGGCTCAGATCGATTGGGTCGAACGTGATTGGGCCTATGCGACGGCCGTGCAAGTCGTTCACCCCGACCGACTGTCGAACCAGAACAACGCGCCTGATCATTATGCGCTGCGCGGCGGCGTGGAATTGGACATGGACGCCGCCGGCCGCTCGCGCGGTGAGCCCGTCGCCTACTGGGTGCGCGGCGCCCACCCGGGCGAAGCCTATTTCGCGAACCTCAAGGTCTGGACCTGGGAGCGCATTCCGCGCCGCACACCTTGGGGGCGACCGGTCATGGTCCACGCCTTCGAGAAGCAGGCGGCGGGCCAGTTCCGCGGAATTTCTCCGCTTGCGCCGATCCTGAAGAAGATCAGGATGCTCGGCCGGTATGACGAGGCGGAGCTTCAGGCGGCGATCCTGAATGCGGTTATGGCTGCATTCATCACGTCGCCATTCGACGGCGAGCAGCTTGCTGAAGCGATGAGCGACGAAGGGAGCCTGTCCGCCTATCAGAACCAGCGCCGCGAGTGGCATGAGGCCGCGCCGATCTCCGTCCCGGGCGTCAAGGTCAACTTCCTGGCGTCGGGCGAAAAGGTCGAGCTGACCAACCCGAACCATCCGAACAGTGTTTTCGAGGCGTTCGAACGGACCGTCCTGCGCAACATCGCGACCGCCATCGGCGTGACCTACGAACAGATGTCGATGGACTGGTCGCAGGTGAATTATTCGTCTGCGCGGGCCGCCCTCATCGAAATCTGGCGCGGGTTCACGGCCCGCAAAGAGAATTTCGCAGCGTCTTTCGCTCAGCCGATCTTCTCGGCTTGGCTTGAGGAAGCGATCGACAAGGGCGATGTGAAACTGCCAAAGGGCGCGCCGTCGTTTTACGCGGCGAAGACAGCCTACGTTGCGTCAAAATGGATTGGCCCCGGCCGCGGCTGGGTCGACCCGCAGAAGGAAGCGTTGGCGGCCATAGCTCGGATCGAGGCGGGCCTTTCCACGCTCGAAGACGAATGCGCCGAACAGGGCAAAGACTGGGTCGAAGTGCTGATCCAGACCGCGCGCGAAACCAAGATGCGCGAGGCGCTTGGCCTGCCGGCGGCCGTCCCGCAACAGGCGGCGAAGCAGCTCGCGGCCATGCCGGCTGATGACGATCAGGCGCCCGCCAAGCCGCGGAAGGACAGGCAGGAATGACGGACCCGGTTTTCACCAACGCGCTTGGCCGCGTCGCGCTGGTCCATGAGGCGCACCTCGGCGCGCTGATCGCGGACTATATGCGCGCTGCGCCGCACGCCGACACGACCATGCGCGGCGAGCGTGACCCGGACCAATGGCGCGGCTATCGCGTCGAGAATGGCGCTGCCATCATCCCTGTTCGCGGCTCACTCATCACCGATGGGCCTTTCGTCGGTTCGGCTTGGGGCGTGACTTCTTATGAGGGCTTCCGCGCCGAGTTGCGCCGGGCGACCTCCGATCCAAAGGTCTCGCGCATCGTGCTGGCGATCAATTCGCCGGGCGGCATGGTGGCGGGTGTCGACAATGCGGCGGCGGCTATCGCTGACGCGAAGTCGGCCAAGCCGGTTTGCGCCATGGTCGAGGGCATGGCCGCCAGCGCCGCTTATTGGCTGGCGTCTCAAGCCAATGAGATCGTGCTCTCGCCTCTTTCCGAAGTCGGGTCGATTGGCGTCGTCGCCATGCACGTCGACATGAGTGCGGCTCTGGAAAAGATGGGCTTGTCCATTTCGCTCATCCATGCCGGCCGGCACAAGGTCGACGGCAATCCGTATGAGCCGCTGTCGGAAGCCTCGCGCGCCGATATCCAAGCCGACATTGACCGACTGCGTCTCGCGTTCGCGAACGCCGTGGGTGGCGGTCGTGGCGGGAAGTTTGACGCCGCGAAAGCCATGTCCACCGAGGCGCGCATGTTCGACGCGCAAACGGCGGTCAAGGAAGGTCTGGCCGACCGTATCGGCTCACTCGACAGCGTTCTCTCGCTTTCCAGCGTCCGTCCCGGGCGCGTCCTCGCTCGCAAAGGAGTTCCGATGAGCGACAACCAGGGCGCGACCGGCGCCAATGATCCGGTCTTTACCAAGGCGCAGCACGAAGCGGCGCTGGCTTCGGCCCGCCGCGAGGCGTCCGAACAGGCGACCGCCGCCGAGCGCGCTCGCGTTTTGGCCATTCTGGACAGCGAAGAGGCCAAGGGCCGCGGTTCGCTCGCGCGTCATTTCGCTTTCAAGACCGGCATGAGCGCCGACGACGCGCGCGCCGCGCTGTCCGCGTCGGCCGAAGAAGCCGCCGCGCCGCCGGCCTCGCCGCTGGCCGCCGCGATGTCCATTCACAAACCGGCCTCGCTCGGGCCGGGCGGTGAGCGCAACGCCGCCGTGACGCCGCCCAAGACCATCGACGCCGCCGACATTTACGCCCGCCGTGCTGCGGCCAGCCGTCGCAACTGATCGCAGGAGCCTCCGCACATGACCATCTTTTACGAAGAGCCGCACGCCGGGTCGTTCATCCTCTCGATCGACGACGACGGCAACCTTTCGCGCGACAATATCACCGTCGCTTCTGGCCAGGGCGTCCTGAAGCCCGGCGCGGTTCTGGGCAAGATCACCCTCGGCGCGGCTTCATCCGCCGTCAAAAGCGGAGGCAACACCGGCACGGGGACGCTTGTTCTCGACGCCACGACGCCGATTCTGGCCAATGCTCAGGTCGGCGTTTATTCGGTGCGATGCATCGCCGCCGCCACGGATGCCGGGACGTTTCGCGTGACCGGCCCCGACGGCCGCGTTATCGGCGACATCGTGTCCGCTATCACCATCGGCGCGACTTTTTCGAACCAGATCAAGTTCAAGGTCACGACGATCCACAGCGCCGACTTCATCGTCGGGGATGGCTTCGACATCACCGTCGCCGCCGGCTCGGGCAAATTCGCGCTGCGCGACGCTGCCGCCGTCGATGGGTCACAGGTCGCCGCCGGCGTCCTTTACGACCGTATCGACGCCACTTTGGCGGACGCGAAGGGCGTTTCAGTCGCCCGCCATGCCGAGGTGCGTTCGTCCGCTCTCATCTGGAAAAGCACCGACAACGCTGCCGCCAAGACCGCCGGCCTGGCTCAGCTCGCGTCGTCCATGATCATCGCGCGCTGAGGAGCCGTCAATGCCCGACCTTATTCTCAACGTCTTCGACACGAGCGCCTTTTCGTTCGTGTCGCTCACCGACAGTATCAACAACCTGCCTTTTGTCCCTGGGCGCATCGGCGAGCTGGGCTTGTTCCCCGAAACCGGCATCATCACGACCGACGTCGCGATCGAGGCCAAGGACGGCTATCTTTCGCTGATCTCGCCGACCCGCCGCGGCGGCCCTGGCGAAGCTCGGCCGAAAATCTTGCGCAATGCGCGCAAGCTCGCGACCTCGCACTTTCAAATCGACGACTATATTCTCGCCGAGGAAGTGCAGAATATCCGAGAGTTTGGCACGCCGGCTCAGCCGCGCACGGTCGAAACCTATCTTGGCCAGCGCATGGGCGAAATCACGCCGAACTTCGACGCGACGCTCGAACACCAGCGCATCGGCGCCGTCAAAGGCGTGATCCTCGACGCCGCAGGGAACACGGTCTATGACCTGTATTCCGAATTCGGCATTTCGGCCGCTGCGGATGTGACGTTCGGCCTGACCGCCACCGACAAGCCCCGCAAGACTTGCGCCGCCATCGTCCGCGATGTCGCCAAGAGCCTCGGCGGCATCGCCTACAGCGGCATCTACGCCCTGTGCGGCGATTCTTTCTGGGATGCGCTGATCACCCATCCGGACGTCGAAAAGACCTATCTCTACCAGGAAGGTCAGCAGCTCCGAAACGGCATTGCCTATCAGACGCTGACCTATGGCGGCATCGTCTTCGAGAACTACAAGGGCTATGTCCCGAACAACGACGGGACCGGCAACGTCACGCCGTTCATCGCGACCGGCGAGGCGCGCCTGTTCCCGCTCGGCGTGCCGAACTTCTTCCGCACGGTCTTTGCGCCGGCGGATTACATGGAGACGGTCAACACCATCGGCCTTCCGCGTTATGCAAAGGCGATCCCGAGCGACAACAACAAGGGCGTGCGTCTGGAAATGCAGACCAATCCGCTGTCGTACTGCACGCGCCCGGCCGCCCTCCGCAAGCTGGTCGCAAGCCTCTGATGACCGCCTACGCCCGCCGCCTTGCCGCGCGCCAGCCCCGGATGGATCGCGAATTCGGCGAGCGCGTCACAATCAAACCCTGGCTCGCCGGCGACATGCTCGCTGGCGCGCCGGACCCGGCCACGCCGTCATACGAGTTGTTCGGCATTCTAGACATCCCGACCCGCATTCAGCGCGTTCAGGGATCTGCGGCAGTGACCGGGGCCCGCGCGGACACAATCATGCAGGCCGTGAAGTTCGATTTTGCCGCCTCGGCGCTCGGTGAAAGGCCCATGCCAAAAGAAGGCTGGAGGCTCCAAGCCGCCGAGCAGGCCGGCGAGCCGGTCTATGTCGTCAAGTCGGTCGAGCCTGACGGACTCGGCCGCGTCGAGCTATCTCTCATCAAGGCTTGACCATGGGACTCCCCGGCCTCGCCCTCCTGATCATCGCGACGCAGGCGCTGCGCGCGCGCTTCGGTTCCGACGTCATCGTGCGCCAACAGCCCGACGCCGCTGTCGAAATTACGCAAAAAACCGTCTGCCTGTTCATCGAACGCGCGAGCGGTAAGCCGCGCGGCGGTTTCGGGGATGGCGTGTTCAATTGCGTGATGCGCGTTGAAATGTTCGCGCCGGTCGACGCCGAGATTGCGGCATCGCCGGCGGCGCAAATGCTGCATGGATCGGCCGCGCTGTGGTTCGTGTGGCGCGAGATCGAAGCCGCCCTGGCGCCGTCCTCTGGCGCTTGGGGCGCGCTTTGGGAGCAATTCCGCCTCGATCTTGACGGCGAAATGTTTTCCATGCCGCTTTTCGAGACGGAAAAAGGCGTGAAAGTCGCCGCGCAGGTCGTGGGGCTCACGATTTCCGCGCTCGCGTCGCCGCTGTTCGGCGAGCCGACGCAGGCATGGGCAGACCTTTTGGCGCAAATGCGCGCCTCCGGCGGCGAACTGTCTTCGGTCGCCGACCTGATCGAAGCGGCGATCCGCAGCGGGATGGCTGAGTTTCCGGCGCTCGCAGCGACGCTCGGCGTGTCAAACCGGACGCTGGCCGCCCTCGGTCTCGGATCGCTCGCCGCCGACGGGTCCGCGCCGCCTCTCATGGATCAGGCGACGCTTGAAGACGCGGACGGCAGCGAGCCGACCGTCACTATGCAGGCCGGCGAGCCGACGCCGATGGAGCCGTTTTGATGGACCCGCTACGCGAATTGCAAGAGGCGCTGTCGGCGGCGCTCGGGCGCATCGCCGAGCTGGAGAAGCGCCACGAACGCATGTTCCGCGTCGGCAAAGTCACGGATGTCGATACGAAAAAGCAGGTGTATCGGCAGGAAATCGGCGAAGACCCCGACGGTCAGCCGGTCAAATCGCCATGGATTCGCTACAGCCAGATGGCCGGCGCGCGGAAGCATCATACGCCACCGTCCAAGGGGCAGCAGATGCTGATGATTTCGCCTGATGGCGAGTTTCGCAGCGCGCTCGGCATTCCGCACGGCTGGTCGGATGACAATCCATCGCCCTCGGACAAGGACGAAGATGTCGACGTGCGCGGGGATGTGAAGATCACGAATGACGGGAAGTCCATTACGATGGCCGTCAAGGGCGTGACTGTCGTGGTCTCCGAGGGTGGCCTTGCCGTGAAGGGCGGCAAGGTCCAGCACGACGATCACGATATAGGCTCTTCGCACAAGCACAAGGACGTCGAGCCGGGCGCCGGTCAGACGGGCGTGCCGGTATGAGCCTGGGCCTCAATCGTCAGACCGGTCGCCCACTTGAGGGCTGGCCCCATGTGATGCAATCGCTCGGCGTCATTTTCTCGACGCGCTTCGGCGACCGGATCATGCGCCGCGTTTTCGGGTCTGCCGTGCCCGGCCTGCTTGGCCAGAACCTGACGCCTGATACGCTGGCGCGATTCTACACGGCCATCATTCTGGCCGTTGAGCTTTGGGAGCCGCGTTTTCGCGTGCGGCAGATTGCTTATCCGGCCTCGACCAACGGCGCCGACAAAATGGCGCAAGGCAAATTCGGGTTCCGCCTGTTCGGCGATTATCGGCCTAACGCCCTGACAGGCGATTTCACCGTCGCCGTCGCAAAAGACTTCGTGCTCTGAGCCTGACGGTCCCCAAAATGAGCCGCTACGACACGATCGACCTGTCAGCGCTGCCGGCGCCGCTCGTCATCAAGACCATTTCTTATGAGGCCATCCGGGCCGAGCGGCTCGCCGATCTCCAGGCTCGTCTGGCGGCGGCCGGCATCCCCTACGATGTCGGCTCCATCGAAACCGACCCGGGCGTCATCCTTCAGGAAGAAGGGGCGTATTTCGAGACGCTCGACCTTTCGGCCATCAATGACGCCGCCAAGGCCGTTATGATCCCGTTCTCGCGCGGCGCCGACCTCGATGTGCTCGCCGCCTTCTACGGCATCACGCGCCGCCTCATCACGCCGGCGGATGAGACGACGTTGCCGCCGACGGCCGCTGTCTATGAGAATGACGATGAGTTGCGGGCCCGCGTCCGCATCGCGCCGGAGGGTCTCGCCGAAGGGCTGACGGGCGGCGGCTATGCGCATCTCGCCAAGCTGGCCGCCCCCGAAGTCAGCCGCGTCGCGCTGATCAAAAGCGCCGGCGGCCGGATCGCTTTGATCCTTCAAGGCCGCACCGGCGACGGCACGGTGTCCGACGCTGTGGTCGCCAAGGTGGTCGCGGCGCTTGAAGACGACAAGGGCGGCCAGCTGACCGACGTGATTTCGGCCCGTTCGGTTGCGCCGGTTTCTTACGAGATTGACGTTCGTCTGAAATTGCCGCGTGGGCCCTCGATCACGCTCGCGCGCGACCTTTCCGCCGAGCGGCTTTACACCGCCGCCGAGGAGATCAAGGCGAAGGGGTGGGCCGTCGCCACCGACGCGCTGATCGCCGCCGGCCGCGTGCCTTCGGCGGTGAAATTCGAACTGCTGTCGCCCGCGGCCGATATCGCTGTTGCGGCGGATCAGGTCGCCGTCTGCGCGCAGATCACCGTCACCCCGGAGGTTGTCGATGGCTGAGCGGTCGCTTCTGCCCCCGAATTCGACGCCCTGGGAGCGCGCGCAGTCGCTGACGGAGGCGGTGCGCCGCCCGTTGCCGGCGCAGCTCGTCAAAGCGGTGTGGAATCCGTGGACCTGCCCGCTCGACCTGTTGCCCTATCTCGCCTGGGCGCTCGGCCTCGAAATCTGGGATGCGAGCTGGCCCGAGGCGAAACAGCGCACGACGGTCGCCAACACGCTGTTGCTGAAGCGGCAAAAGACGCGGCCCGCCGGGATCAAGGCTTATATCGGTCTGGTCGATTGCGAGGTGCGCTCGATCGTGCGTCCGCCGGCGCGCGGTTTCCGCATTCCCGCCTTCACCGCCGAGGAATGGCAGGCCTGGCTCGACCGTCTGCCGCAAATCCGCGTCTATCCGTTCGTGACCAAAACGCCGGCCGGGCCGCGCGATTTCCGCATGCCGGCGAAGACGTTCCGCTCCGACAATTTCCGCGAGGCCTCGCTTGGGCCCAAGCTGCTCGGCAAGCGCGCGACGTTGCGCCAGAACGGCGTGGAAACGCCGGCGCGGATCGAGAATGTCGACGGCTTCGAGGGGCGCGCCGTCAGCCGCATCTTCATCGGCGGACGGACGGTGCGCGGCTTCCGCGCCAGCGGTTTTCGCGGGCATGAATGGCGGGAGCCGACGCAGGCCGATGGCTCGGTCGTCACGCTCGCTTTCGACCTCGCGGCGCCGAGCGCGATCTCGGTCGCGCCCGGTCTGACGCCGCGCACCGTGCAGCCGGTGCGCGTCGCGGAGCGCCATGCGGCCTATCCGGCGCAGAGATTCCGCTCATGGGCGCCGGCGTTCCGTGGCGACGGGTTCCGCCGCGCCACCGACGCGGAATATTGGGTCTACGACCGGATCGCTCTGCATGACCCAGCCGCCGTGCCCGCCGGGCTTAAGGCCAAATATTATCGCGGCGCCAAGCGCTACGGCATCCCGGACTATACCGCGATCCTCACCGTCGAAGTGCCGATGAAGCGTCCTTATGCGCGCGGCTTCGGCGGAAAATTCCGCAACGGGTTTCGCGTTCCCACGGACATGAGCCGGCTCGATACGGACATGAGCCGGCTCGATCAGGCGCTCGACGCCATCGTCGTGGCGAAGGCGTTGCGCGACACCGTGCTGGTCAACACTGTGACGCATCGCGTCGTTCGATTGGGTGACGGCAAAAAACTCGGCGAATTCCAGCTCGGCGAAATCATCCGCGTCGCCTGACCCCTCCCTCTGCTCAGGAGCAGCACCTTGGAAAACAAAATCATTTTCCTCGACAACATCGACGACGATCCCAGCGACTTCGTGCGTGGGTTCGATTTTGTCGAGGCCGCGATCGACCATGTCGTCGCCGACGGCATCCATTCGGGGACAAAATTCATCGGCTTCGAGGTGACGAAGAGCGCGCCGACGCAGATTTCGGTGGCGGCGGGCCGGCTCTATTCGGGCGGGAGAATCTATGCGGCGGGCGCCGGCTGGTCCAAGGACTTCATCACCAATCTGCCGGTGGCCGGCAAGCGGATCGCCGCCGTCGTCACCTGGGGCTCGGAAGGCGACACCGATGTGCGCGAGCGCCAGTTTCTGATCAACGCGGAAACGCGGCAGGCGGAGCCGCAGGCCGTGGCCTTGGTGCATGCCCGCATCGCGAATGTCGCGGCGCAGCTCGGACAGGAAGCGCCGGACCCCACGGCTCCGCTGGTCGATGTGGGCTATACGATCGTGGCGCTGGTCACGCTGTCGACCACGGGCGTCGATCAGATCGTCATGCAAGACGCCAACCGGCTCCCGAGCGTCGAGAGCCTCGACGCGCGCGTCGGGTCTCTGGAGGAATTCGATGCTCTGACCGCATTCCAGATCAAAACGCTGACGTCCGATATCGCCGGCCTGAAGGCGGGTCAGTCCCGCGGTGTGACGCCCGAGCAATACAGCCGGTCGCTGCTGCGGCTCGCTGTGCTCGAAAGCAAGGTGGGCATTTCGTCGAGCGCGATCGACAGCGACGCCAATTTTTTCCTCGACGCCTCCAAATCCCAACTCGACGATCCGTTGTCGAGCGTGAAAATTCAGGAAGGCATGCGGTTTCCCGATGGCGCGGCGGCGTCGGCCGCCTTGCAGATTTTCAATCCGCTCGATCCGTACGCGACGATCAAGAATGGCGTGCTGTTCCCGGCCTACACGCGCGAGGCGTGGCTCGCCACCGGATCCTGGGCCGGCGAGACGCAGATCATGTCGTTCTCGCAGGCGTCGTTCCAGATGGTCCAAAAGACCATGTCGCGCCAGCGCATCCGCTACGGTGAGGAGTTTACGGTCTGCACGAATTCGGCGTGGTGGCAGTCCGGGCAATATGATGCGCTCACCGGCATTTTCAAACTGCCGAACGGCGAGACTTTCCAGGCGGGCCTCGATTTGAACGGTCTGCCGCCCGTTTATACCGGCGACAATTTCCTGCATACGGCGGTGCGGTTGCGCCAAATCTGGACCGACACGGTGACCGAGCCCTATTGGGACAATATCACCACCCCGATCACGGTGACGGGGGCGCAGATCGTCGAAACCTGGCTTCAGGGCCAGGACATGTGGCTCGATGCGGTCGGGCTTTGGTTCTCGCGGCTCGCGGCGGCGGGAACGGTGCATGTGGCGGTGGTCGAAGTCTCGAATTTCGGATTGCCGGACCTCGGCAACGTCATCGCCTCAACCACGGTTCAGCGCGCCGCCCTGGCGCTCGCCGCAGAGACCGTTGTCGCCCTCCAGCCGACCTTCCTGCGCGCGGGCAAGCGCTACGCTTTGGTGCTGACGACGGCGGCCGACCATTGGGTGGCCACCGTTAACGGCGCCAATTTCACCCAGGGCACGTTCTTTTACGTGCTCGACGGCGCCTATGCGCAGGGCGACGCCACGCGCGATCTGTGGATGAAGCTCTATCGCGCCAAGCCGCGCGCGCAACGCACCGTCATCAACCTGCAACCGCTTCAGCTCGCCGGGGGCATCCTCTCGATCGACATCACGGCCGGCGCGATCTCGCCTCCCGGCACGACGCTGTCCTACGAGGTGCAGGTCGGCTCGACCTGGTACAATCTCCACGACGTGGACACCTACGTGCTGGGCCAGGGCGGCGTGATCCCGCCGCTGCTGCCGTTCCGCGCCGTTTTCAACGGCACCGGCGATGTGATGCCCTGCCTGTCCCTCACGGATTCGCTGTGCAAGGCGTCGCGGCCGGCGACGGCGCTGCGGCACATCTCGAAGACGCGCACGCTGCCGGCGGCCTCGTCGCAGATCCGCGTGATCCAGCGCTACGAATATTTCGACCCGACCTATCACACCGCCAGCGTGCATCTGAGGACGGGCGCCGGGTTCGCGACGGTCACGGCGCCGTCGAGCGTTTCGACCGCGATCGATCCGCTCGATGGCGCCTATGAGCGGACCTATGTTTTCAATCTCGGGTCCGCGGTGACGACGTTCAGAAAAGACACGGAGATTTCGTCGAGCACGTCGCAAAAGACCTGTCACGTCGCGTGGTCGAAGGATTACGCGCTCTGAGGAGACCGAAATGGCCAGCAAACCCAATCAGGCCGGCGGAGCGCCGGCGCAATCCTCGGCCCGCTATGAAGTGCGGCTCTCCGCCAGGTTCGAGCATATGGGCTTCACTTATCTGCCGGGGCGGCATCACGAGGTCGATCAGACCATTTTCGATGCGATGACGGCAGCGGGAGTTGTGGCCGATGGCCAGCAGCTATCCTGAGCTGACCTTCTCCGCGGACGAGGCGTTCGACGAGAGACGGCTCAATGCGGCGATGAACGTGCTCGATGCGCGGCTGCGCGCGATCGAGCCGTTCTCGCCCTCGTGGGAGACCGCGATTTCGGAGCTGCAATCGTTTGGCCTGAAGCGGCTCGACGATGCGCTGCGGCCCGTCTACGAGCAGGTCGTTGCAATCTCGCAGGTCGGCGTCATTTTTTCGGCTTCGTCGGCTTCCGAGCTGACCGTGGCCGTCGGGGCGCAGACGATGATCCTCGCGGAGGAGGATCGCGCGCGCTTCGCCGCCGCGGCCTATATCGGCGTGATGAAAACCGGCGACGCGTCGGTGCAGATGTCGGGGCGGCTCGTCTCCTACGATCGCGGCGCCGGCGTCCTCGTCATCGATGTCGATCACGTCTCCGGCGCCGGGACCTATGCCGACTGGCGGGTGTCGGCGTCGGTGGACGGCACGATTTTCCAGGCCGTAGTCGACGGGCTGGCGGAGCAGGTGGTCGACGGGCTGGCCGCGATCTCCGACGCGTCGAACATGACCTCTGGGACGCTGCCGGCGGCGCGGCTGCCTACACCGACCGAGACGTCGATGGGTGGCGTCGTCGTGTCCGCGGCCCCGGCGAAAAAATTCGCCATCGGGATCGATGCGCTCGGCGCTCTGTCTTACAGGCAGCCAGCATTTACAGACCTGTCCGGCAAGGCGACCGCAGATCAATTGCCCGGCGACCCTGCCGCTTTGCGCAATTTGTTGCGCAACGCCTCATTTGCGATCAATCAGCGCGGCGTCTCGGGGACGGTGACGCTCGCTGCCGGCGTTTATGGTCATGACGGCGTCAAGGCGGGCGCGGCCGGCGCGACCTACGCTTTTTCGGTCGCCGGGATCGACACGACGATCCTGCTCGGCGCAGGATCGTCCATCATCCTGCCGATTGAGGGCGCGCTGATCGAGGGGGGCGCCTATACTTTGTCTCAAGCCGGAACCGCGCAGGCCCGCGTCTGGCAGGGAACAGGAAACAGCGGCTCCGGCTCGTATGCCGCGGCGCCGCTGACTGTGTCGGGGCTGGCGGCGGGCGTGCAGACCAATGTCGAGTTCGCGGGCCCCGGGACAGTGTTGCTCCCGCAATTCGAATCGGGAACGACAGCAAAAGCGTTTGAGCGCCGACCGCATGGAGTTGAATTGGCCTTGTGCCAACGATATTTCGAAACCGGCCCCGAGCCCTATATGTGGCTGGGCGGCGGGCTGACCGCGTCCGCTGGATACGGGGATGTGCGATTCACCGTGACAAAGCGCGCCACGCCATCGATAGCTATGAGCGGATGGCGATACTATAGTTTTGGAACCGATGTCGCGTTTACGCCGGTTGCGGCGGCTATTTCGTCGTCGAGATTTGGGTTCAACGGAACCGGACTTTCGAATTGGAACGGCTGGACCGGCGTGGGGACATGGACGGCGAGCGCGGAGCTGGCATGACGATTCACTATGCGCTTACGGAAAATCCGCAAATTGTCGTCAGATCGGATGGCGTTTTCATCCCGTCCGATCCAACCAACAGCGACTATGCCGCATATTGCGCCTGGCGCGCCGACGGCAACACGCCGACGCCATACACGCCGCCGCCGGCGCCCGTCCCGCAGTCCGTCAGTCGCCGGCAGTTTTTTCAGGCCGCCGCGCAAATCGGGATCATCACCGAAGACGAGGCGCTCGCCACGGATTCCTCGATCCCGGCCGCGCTTCTGACGGCGATCTCCTCGCTTCCCGTCGCCGACCAGTTCGCAGCGAAAATGGCGGTCAAATTCGCGCAGGAATTCCAAAGGTCCAATTCAATCCTGGCGGCGCTCGCGTCCGCCATGGGCAAGACTGCCGCCGAGATTGACGCGCTGTTTGCGCTCGCCGCGACGCTCTGAACGCGAACGCCTCCCCGAAACATTGTGATTTTTTACGGCTATCCGTCATACGGGGTTGATATCGGCCTAAAGCGTCCCCTGCTTCAAAGCGTCGGTCAGGGTTGATATGTCCACGCCAGAGGACACGACAGCCGTCGTCAGGAACTCCATTTCCTCGTCGGACTGGCAGCTCATCAGGTCGAAGTCGTACAGGTCGATGAGCCGCTTGGCGTCGCCGTATTTGAGCAGCGCCTTGGCGCGGAGTGTCTCGAACGAATAGCCGCGCCCCACGCGGTTGATCTCCGAGACCAGGCCGTTCAGCGATTCGGTGTAGGCGTTGGTCAGCGGGTGCTCGAAGTAGCGGAGCATGTAGGGTCGCCAGTTCTTGACTGCCGTGGTGACGACCGTAAACGGCTTGACGAGTTCGGGAGGGATGCTGCCCATCCATTCGGTCAATGCCTGTTCAGCCTGCGCCCTGTTCTCGCAATCGTAGACGCCATAAAGCTGCTCTTTCAGCCAGTAAGCTTGCCCCAATAAAGGGTATAGGGAAAAGAATTTCTCAAGCTGAGAGCGCGTTTCCGCCTTGCATGTGTCCCAGCGGGCCAGAAACAGCTTGTTTCGGCTCTTAAGCTTTATCCTTTCCCTATTCCCTAAACTCTTGTTGAGGTCGCGCCTAACCATTTCAACGGCGGTGTTGGACAGCGCAAGGACATGGAACTTGTCAACGACCGTTGCGGCGCGGCGGAAGTGGCGTTTCGTGAGCGTCAGATAGCCCTTGTACATGTCCTGGCAAACGATCTCGACCGCGTCCTTCCCTTCCATCTTCTCGAAATAGGTGTCGAGGTTCATGCTCAGGCGGTTCTCTCGGATGTCGAGAAGCTTCCTGTTCTCAACGTCGCCGATCACGAACCGGGGGATTTTGGCGATGTACTTCTCATCCATCCCTAAGACGCGAGGCATCCGAACCGTATAGTTCGAGAGTTGCAGCTTGGCGTAGGTGGCAAAGAGGCGGCGGACAAGGTTCTCATCAACGCCATTCGTCCGCGCCGCGTCGATGAACGTGCGTGCGACAGCTTCCTTTTCAAGGTGTTCCTTGAACCTGACTGTCAGTCTAGCGGCTGTGTCGATATCCGGCAGGTCTTCATAGATCGTCTTGCCGTGGTCTTTACAGCGAAAGCGCTGCCTTGAAATCTCAAGCCATGTTGGTTGAGCTTGAATAGGAAAGTCACGATACCTGACCTTCTTCGTTCCGCTCTTGACCAGTTCGCAGAACAACCCGCATTTGTGGACGCGAGGCGTTAGGGTCGATGCTTCAACGATAAGGCTGTCACCTTCCTTGTACGTTGAAGACGCGTGCAAATTATTCAGATGAAGAAGATCGGTCTGGTTTCCGACCAGAAATGTCTTTTCGTTCACGGCGCTTAAGCTCTCGCTCGACAGCCTCGCGAACAAAGTCGGTCCGGTCTTCACCGTCGCCGAGGACAACGGCGATGCGGGCGAACGTTCCAGCCGGGAACCTCGCTTGCATGTCCTCTGCCCATTTCTTCGTCCGCCCCATCTTTTGGGCGCTACCTGATATGAGTTTCGGAGTCAAACTGCACCTTTTTCGCATATGAGATATTGTCGCGTATCTCGTATGTGATAAAACGTCAATCTCATATGAGATTGGAGGACGATATGACGCGCGGCATCATGTATTGCTGTGATAGCTGCTCCGATGAGCAATGTGGCCACCCGCGAAACGAGTTAATGGTTGCCCCTGATGGCCGTTGGCTCTGCGAGAGTTGTGCTGAAGGCGCGGGCTTTGACTGGGAGAGCGGAAACATCCCGCCTAAAGCAGGCTGGCCTGAAGCTCTGACGCCAGAACTTGGTGAAGTGCTTGGGTTGATGAACTTTCGGACCGTTCCGCTGGCGCACGCCTACCGCCGCGCCGGTCATGCGATCCCGACGAAATGCGAGGATGAGCAAGCGTTTGTCCTGCATCGTTTTATCGGCTTTGCTCTCAAGTACGGCGCAGACTGGCGCAAGTACGCGAGCGACGACATCGCCGCCCTCAAGGAGGCGTGAGTGATGGCTGACCGCGAAGGCGACAAATCCAAGCTGATCGAGCCGAAAGGCGCGGCCAGTTCCGCCGCCCGAATAGCATTCGGCACGCTGATCGGGGTTTTGCCGCCGAATGTCCCACCAGCATTCCGGGAGATCGTCTCAGCGTCGTTCGTTGGTGTAGGGAGGCGCCGTCAGATCGCCGCCGAGTTGCAGATGATCGACGGACTTCCCGCCACGGTGGTCTTCACCAGGTGGGAATTTGGCTGGGCGCACCGCTATGAACGGATGCCCGGTGGAGCAATGTCGTTTGAGGGTGGAAAATGGGTCCGTGTCCAAGACGACGAAGGCGGCTCATCAACCCCAAATGACGGAGCGCGTTTCAGCCCCGTCGTTCAGCCATAAACCTCAAATGACGGATAGCCTTTTTTACCTCGAAGCGCGGCTTTCGGGCGCGCCTCACTATGGAGCGCAAGCACATGACCATGCCGGCCTATGGCATTATTTTCAACGCCGACAACACCGACCCGAGGCCCGCACAGGCTTCGGACCTTTCGGTCATCGGCCTCGTGCTGCCGTCGGAAGACGCGGACGCCGGGCATTTCCCGCTCGACACGCCGGTTGTGTTCGACTCGTCGGACGCATCGTATCTTTCCAAGATCGGGACCGGCGATCTGTATCAGGCCGTGCTCGCGATCGACAGCCAGATGGCCGATCTGCAAACCTCGGCGCGAATCGTCGCCGTGCGCGTGGCCAAGGGCGCCAGTCTGGCGGAGACGGCGGTCAACATCGTCGGCGATCGCGCGCAGGGAACCGGCCTGTACGCGCTGCTGAAAGCCGGGCCGACGTTGGGCGTCGTCCCGCGCCTGATCGGCGCGCCCGGCTATACCGGGCAGATGAAATATGGCGTCCAGTCCGTCGCCACCACCGCCGGCTCCGGCTACACCGCCGCGACCGTGTCGTTCTCGCCGGCCGGCGCCACGGGCACGGTGACGCTCTCCGCGGGCAAGGTCACCGGGGTCACGCTGACCAACCCGGGAAGCTATGCCGCCGGCGCGAATGTCACGGCCACGATTTCCGGCGACGGGACCGGCGCGACCGCGACCGTGACCGTCGGGCTGTTGCAAGACCCGGTCTGCGCGGCGCTGCCGTCCATTCTCAACGCGCTGCTGGCCCATGCCGTGGTCGGGTCGCCCGGCACGACAATGGCCGATGCGCAGGCCTGGCGCGAGGTTTTGTCCGACAAGCGCCTGATCCCCGTCGACAATTGGGAGATCGTGCAGGCCGGGGAATCGGCCGCCTATCGCGACGGCGCCGCCTCGGTGCTCGGCCTGTTCGCCCGCGTCGATTTCAAGCATTCCGGGATGCCGTTCTGGTCCGTGTCGGGACAGCCGGTGCAGGGCATCCTCGGGCTCAAGAATGTCTATACGTTCTCGCTGGTCGACGGCGCCACCCAAGGGCAGGAGCTGCTCGCCGCTCATATCGGCGTGACCGAGCGCGGCGAGGCGGGCGTCGAAACCGCGATTTCCGAGAGCGGTTTCGTCTTCGCCGGCGTCTGGAACGCGAGCGACGATCCGCTGGCCTGGTTCTACAACAAGACCCGCGGCCGCGACTGGACCTGGCTGGCGCTGCTGAAATCCATCCGCCTGCGCCTCGGCGTCGAGAATGTCACGCCGCAGGGCGTCGAGGATGTGCTCAACGACATGAAGGCCATCGGCTCCGAGCTGATCAGGCAGAAGGCCGTGCTCGGGTTCAAGGTGGGGTTCGAGCGGGCGCGCAACAGCGCCGACAATCTGCGCCAGGGCAAATTCACGGTCAGTTACGCGCAGGAAGAGCCGGCGCCGATCACCCAAGTGACCATCGACAGCCGCCCCTATTACGAGGCCTTGGAAGTCGAGCTGGCGACGCTGGTGTCGCAGGCCGCGACCTACCTGCCGCAATATCTGGGCGTTTAACGCCGTTCCCTCGCATTTTCAGGAGCTTGCACCATGGCCACCATTCGCGTGCTCGAAAGGGCCAATATTTTTCCGGGCGACACGGGGACCGATCGGTCGAAGCATCTGTCGTTGCAATCCCTCAAGCTCCCGAGCTTGGAGGAAAAAACCGCGCAGCATCATGCCGGCGGCAGCATCGGCGAGATCGAAATCGGCGGCCTCGGCATCAATGCGCTGAACATCACCTTCAAGCTGATCGGGTCGGACCCGCAGACCATGTCCCTGTTCGGCATCGGCGCGCGCAATCAGGTTCCCTACACGATGTACGGCCTCGCTCGCGACAAGGCCGGGAATCGCGCGATCGAGATCAAGGCGATCGCCTGGGGCCGGATGACCAAGCTCGACCCGAGCGAATTCCAGTCCGGCAATCTCACGGAGCAGGACCACGAGATCAAGGAGATCACGCACTACGAATATTACGAGGACGGATCGGAGATTTATTTCTTCGACTTCTTCTCGTCGGTCTGGCGCGTGAACGGCAAGGACCAAAACGCGGACGCGAATTCTATTCTGAGGATCTCTTAACGCGACGGCGTATAGATAAAGACGATGTAGAGGAAGAACATAACCATCCCAACAAGCCAAATCAGGGCAATTGTTTTCCCGGATTTGCTGATTGCGCGGTCGGCTTGTCGCAAGTTGTGCTCAGGCACAATGGCGGACAGCGCCCAGCGCAGAACGAAAAATGCAGCGCCGATCGCTGCGCCAATGAAAACGATTGTCATCCTCAAGCCCCCATTGGTGGAAACACATGAATACAAACGCTGCGTCGGAAGAAAAACAAGCCCCGAACTACGTTGGCGGCAAGCCGCGCATCGCGACTGTCCCGCTCGAATGGCCGGTCGAGTATGGCGGAAAGGTCTATGGCGCCATCACCATCAAACGCCTGACCACGCGCGAAGTGGCTGAGTTCATGGAAAAATTGGAGGCGACGGAGGATGGCCGCTTGCGGTGGCCGATCTTTATCGACGGTGATGGCGTGGCCGTTCCTGATGTTGTGTTGGATGCGCTGGACGATGACGACAATATGTCGCTTCAGAAAGTGTTGCTCGATTTTTTGCCCCGGCGCTTCCGGGGAAAACCGGAGGCGGAAGAGAGCAGCAGCGTCTGAGTCCATTTGGCTGGCGAATGTACCGCGCGTTCGTCAAGCGTGTGATTGGCTGGTCCATGGCTGAAATTATGGCCATGGATTGGCGCGAGTTCTGCCTCGAGGTTTTCGAGGCGCGACGGCTTGAGGGCTCTGACTGATGGCGAATTTGAAATCGACGCTCACCGTCGCTCTCGTCGACGATGTGTCTAAGCCTGCGCGGTCAGTCGCACAAAGCTTAAAGGAGGCTGAGCGCGCGGCGAAAGATGTCGCCAAGGGGATGGCGAACACGGGCGCGTCCGATCGCTTGCAGAAAAGCCTTTCCAAGCTCAGCCTATCAAAAAAGGATATCGAGCAGGTCGCGAAAGCTTGGCAGGAGTATGCTAAATCGGCGGGGCTCGCGGCGGGTTCGGCAAACTGGACTAAAACGCAAGCTGCGCAGGTCAGGGCTTGGGAAAGCCAGACCGTTGCGGCGCTGCGCAAGGTCAAGAGCGAGCAAGCGGCTTACAATCGCAGCATCGCGCAAGCGGCGAAGAAACAGATCATGCCTCTTGCGCCCGCGGCGGTCGCTGGTAAGGGGCGGTTGAGAGGGGCTGTCTCAACGCTCGCCGGCGCAACGGGGGCTAATTTTGTCGCCGGCGCGGGCGCTGAGAAAGCTGCCCACACGATGGTTCATAAGGCGGCGGAGGTTGAGCAGCTTCGCTTCCGCATTCGGGAACTCTCGCGCAGCGACCCAAATGAAGCGGGTTTTGCCGACAAGCTGGCGGCAGAGGTTGCGGCGAAATATCCCGGCATCGGGCTGGACAAGGCGCTCGACACCTATATCGAAACGCGCGCCAATTCGGTTGATCATCACGGCCATGTCGATCAGACGATCGCGCGCCGGAACGTCCTGGCTGCGTCGCGCGCGCAAAATGCGGCTTTGGCGCTCGGCTACGACCTGACCCCGACCGACATGCAAAACCTGCTGAAAGGCGTTGAGGGGTCGGGCCGAGCCGACGATCCCAAGGCGGTCGAGAAAATCACGGACGCCTATTTACGCGCCAAGCAAGTCTTCGGTTCGGCCATCGCATCGCAGATGGTGCGCGACTACACCGCCAATGCCAAGGCGGCGAATTTCAGCGTCGGCGACGAACAGTTCTTCCGAGAAAACTTGGTGCGCATGTCGGAGGGCAATGCGTCGCGGCTCGGCAACGAGGTGAATCAGACGCTCGCGAGCCTAAAAGGCAGCATGAAGAAATCGGCGGGCAAATGGCTGGTGGAGCTGGGAATTGCGAAACCCGAGGACATGGAAAACATGGGCGGCGGCGCCGTCCGGTTCAAAAATGGTTTCAAAGGCTCAGACCTGTTGGAAACGCAGCAGGGGACTTGGGCCAGGACCGTCCTGAAAAACGCGATTGAGAAAAAGGGGGTTCTCAGCGAAGACAAGGTCGCCGCACGCATGAAAATGCTGCGCGACCAAGAGTTGAAGGCGAACCCTAACGCGCAGATCGATGAGAATTATCTGCGACACCGCGCCACCGAAGGCCTGATTTCCGCGCACCTTGCCAAGTCCGGTTTCCGATCGACGGTGATCGATAATCTTGCGCACTTGATCGGCAACGAGCATTTGCTTGAGCGCGACACGCAGGCAATGAACCAGGCGTCTGGCCTGGGCGCCGGTGATCGCATCGCGCAAAACCCGGTCGCGACTTGGAAAGAATTGACGGAATCGCTGCAGACATTCGCCACCGTGATGGGTGACCCGGCGATTGCATCTGTTAGCGGTACGCTGGACAGTATGGCTCGAGGAATTGCCAGTTTTTCGCAGGCGGTCGCTGAATGGCAAAAAAATAATCCGGAGCTGGCGAAGATTGGTTCTGGCGCCGCCATCGCTGGCATGGGCGCCGGCGGCGCCGCCCTGATGTATGGCGCATTTGAAGGATTGAAGACCGGCTTCGGGTTGTCGACGGCGGCGGGAGAGCTCTCGGCGGCGGCCGGCGCGCTTAACCTTGCTGCGGGCAAGTTGGGGGCTGGCGGCGTCGCCAGTGGAGCGGCAGGAGCGGCTGGCGCCGCTGGCTCCGCCAGTAAATTGGGAGGGTTGGCGCGACTTGGGCTCATAGGGCTTGGCATTGGCGCAGGCGCCGCCATCATTTACGGGATTGATCAGATTGGGCCGCGGCGCGCCCCAGCGAGTGGGCGAGGTCCAGGGCGGATTTACGCAGATCCATTCCGTGGCATTTCCGGTGAGGGGATCCACGATGGCGACGCCCACTCGCTCAGCGGATTTGCCGCCGATGCTGGATATTGGCGGCAGGGCATCGGTCGCGGAGTCCAAGGGCAGACGTGGGTTCCGACGTCTCCCAAGGCTGCCGCGCCGGAGTGGTTCCCCTCGCAGCCCGCGGGGTGGGGGCTCAAGGCAGGTGAGGCGGATGCGGCCAAAACAAAATTACAGGAGATAGATCAGGTCAAACAAAAACTTAGCGAGCCAACGACGATCAGTCTCGGCGTTGCTAATCTGGCGACGACGATTGCGCAATTGAACCAGATCGAGGCGCTGAAGGCGAAGCTCGCGACCCCGGTGAACATCCCTGTTCATGCGCAGCCTTCGGGATTTGGCGCCATCCACCGTAATTCGTTCCACACTGGGCCTCAGGGTGAGTGATGCTGTACCAGCTCGGATCGCTCACGTTGGACGTGACCCCGTTCAACGCGCACGAGGTGTCGCGCGAAACCGGCCACGACTTCGCGGCCAAAGAAATCGTCGGCGCCATGAAGCCGCGCGAGCCGGTCGGCGAGGCGGACGAAAAGATCACCTTCGAATGTCGCCTGTTCCCGCACCGCTTCGGAGGCCTGTCCGAATTGTCGGCGCTCGACGCCATGCGCGCCAGCGGACAGCCGCAGATCCTCGTGCGCGGCGACGGGCTCAATCGCGGATGGTTCCTGATCGAAAAGGTGACGGAAAAAGAAAGTTTTTTGAACGCCAGGGGCATCGGCCGGCAAATCGAGGTGTCCATCACTTTGGTGCGGTCGCCTGCCGCCGCCAACGCCGCCTCGATCTTGTCGACGCTCATGTCGTTGTTTGGGTGACGCATGGCCACGGAAACGCTCACATTTAACGGCTCGACGCCGCTCGATCTGCTGCTCTGGCGGCGCTATGGACGCGAGGTCGCCGGCCTGGTCGAACAGACCTTGTCGGCCAACCAGGGGCTGGCCGATCTTGGCGTTCTGCCGCCGATGGGGACCAAGATCGTCGTGACGATCCCCCAGGCCGCGCCGACGCCCGCCAGGCCGACGGTTTCGCTCTATGACTGACGTCTCTGGCGGCGCCTATTACCTGATCGCGATCGATGGGAAGCCGGTGACGTCGGCGTTCGCGCCGCTGCTGATCTCGATGACGATCAGGGACAGCGAGGGCGGCAAATCGGACAGCCTCGACATCGAACTCGACGACGAGGGCGGTCAAATCATCCTGCCGCGCACCGGCGCCAGCATATACGCCGAAATCGGGTGGAAAGGCGGCGGCTGCGTCACCTTCGAGGGCAAGACCGACGAGCCGCATTCGCGCGGCGCGCGCGGCGAAGGCATGACGCTCTCGATCAACGCCAAATCGGCCGATCCGAAGGGCAAAGGCAAGGAGCCGCAATCGCGGCACAAAGACAAGGCCAAATTCGGCGAGGTGGCCAAGGAATGGGGCCAGAAGGCCGGCTATTCCGTAAAAGTCGATTCCTCGCTGGGGTCGGTCGAGCGCGATTATTGGGAGCTGGCGAACGAAAGTTTCCACGCCTGGGGCGCGCGGATCGCGCGCGAGCTGGGCGCGACGTTCAAAGTGTCGGGGAGCAACGCTGTCTTCGTGCCGCGTGGCGGGTCGAATGCCGCCAGCGGCGCGGCGCTGGCGGCGGTCAAGGCGACGCGGCCGGGCAACATCATCTCGTGGGATCTGACGCCGAATTTTGATCGGATGGCTTACGAGAGCTTCAAGGTCCGGTGGTACGACCCGAAGAAGGCCCGATGGATGACGGAGAAGGTGTCGGCGGGCGACGGCGACGCCAAGGCTGCTCTGACGCATCGGTTCAAGGCGGCCGACAAGGATCACGCCAAGCAGCTCGGCAAGAGCAACAAAGACGAGGCGGATCGCAAGAAGGGCGGCGGAACGGTGCGGATCATCGGCGACCCCGCTGCGCGGGCGCAGGCGCCCTGCGACGTGTCGGGCATTCGGGCAGGCATCGACGGCGCCTACAGGATCACGGACGCCTCGCACACCGTTTCGCGCGGCGGCGGCTATGACACCGAATTGACGCTGGAGCAGCCGAGCGGCGGCGCTGGGTCGGATAGCCGCAAGGCTGCGAAGTAATCCCCAAAATCTGGAGCATCTGAAATGGCATCCTTCACCGTCACGGTGAGCGGCTGGACCTCGCTGGGGTCTGCGCCGGCCCTCATCGAGTGCTTCTCGACCTGCGGCGTCTGGATCATCGACGCCGCCACACGGCCCGACGCGAGCGTGCTGTCCGGCGCGATCAATCTGGAGGGTTTGGAATCCAAGATGATCACGCCCACGGAGACGCTCTGGGCGCTGCCTGGGCAGGGTGCGCCTACGGCGAAAGTGGGGGTGACGCCGCAGGCAGCCCAGCCAGTCAAGGTGCTCCTCGCCATGGGCGCATCCAAGGCCCTGCCCACGACCAACACCAGCGTCAGTACGGCCCTTACGCCCGGCATCAAAGCGGTCACGATCTTCGCCCGCAATTCGGACGCCTACATCAAACTCGGCGATGGCGAGCAGACGGCGTCTGCCTCGACTGCAATCATTGACATGAAGGAACGCCTTGATTTCGACGTGTCCGGTTATGCCACCCCTCATATCGCCGTGATTTACGGCCCATCGGCGGCGGAGGCGGTCATCCATGTGACGGAGCTGGTCTGATGCGGCTGAGAGCGACACGGCTGGGGGTGACGGGGTTAAATCAGAGCGCGGGGGAATACCTCACGATCAACGGCGGGCGCGCTCGCCTTCTGGTCGGCGCTGACGGACAGCCGCTCATGGGCTTAGACGGTCAGTATCTCTATGGGAGGGTTTGATGGTGGGACGTCTGATTGCTCCCCGCGACATGTTCGACAGCACCGGGGCGCGGCTGCGCCGCGCAGCCGCTGCCGCCCGTATCTCCAACCCGCGCAAAACCGGTGTGATGGCATCGCCGCCGACTATCACCACGTCGGCCTCTCAGCCTGCCGGGATGACCAAGGGGTACACGGTCCTCTCCACCCCGAGCGCCTTCCGCGTGTTTGGCGGAAAAACAACGTCTTATGGCGTAAATTTTTGGCAATTCCCTTGCGTTACGCTTGTATCGGGTGGCAATGTCAGCACTACCCAGCATGCCACTGTCTGGCGGGTCGAAATACTGGTCGATGCACAAAAGCCGGTGTTCCGCATTTTGAGCAGCGTGCTCCCGTACCGATTCATCGTCGATGGGCAGTACGTCTCGACCGCCGGCACTGTCTGCTATCTCGGCGGCGGTGATAACTGGATCACGCTGGATTTTGGCAGCCGCGATGTGCGCCGCATCACTATTGAGGGCGAGCAGGCACAGGCATTTTGGGGGGTCTACGTCGGCCCGACTGAGGGCGCTTGTCGCACCGAGGGCGTCTCGGTGCGCGGCTGCATCTTGGGCGACAGCTACACTGCCGGCTCTGCTGCGACGCGGGCGGGCGATGGATTTGCGTCGGTCATGGCTGACCATCTCGGTATCGGAGATATGTGGCAGTCAGGCTCCGGCGGCACTGGGTATCTCGCCACGTCGGGCGGAGCCGGGCTAACGCTCCGCCAGCGTCTCGGCCCCGACATGGCGGCGGTTGGCGCGGACGTGAATTTTTGGGCCAACGGCATCAATGACAGAGGGGTTGGCGGCCCGGCGATCCAGACTGAGGTATCGCTGGCGCTCGCGGCGTATCGCGTCGCGATCCCGACCGCTCCGTTATTCGTTTTCGGTTGCTGGCCCGGCAACAACGGCGAAACTTATGCGGCCACGCTTGCCGCCGAGGACGCCATCGGCGCGGCGGTGGCGTCCTTTGCCGATCCGGGCGTGATATTCATCCCAGTCGTGCGGGCGGCGGACGGCTCTCCGATGACCGGCACAGGCACCGTCAGCGCTCCAACGGGGATCGGCAATAACGATGTTTATTGCGACGCGGCAGGCACGCATCTTAACACGGCAGGTCATA